GTCCTTCCCATGCTTAGTCCAATTCTTTGGCTTCGATGGCTCATGGCGATTCCGCATCTAGTGCGAGTGCTGGTCTTTCTCGGGTCGAGCTGCTTGGCAGTTTGCTCGGTTGTGCCAATGCTGATGCTGACTTCATGGGCTTTGTGGGCGGTCGCAGTGTCGTTGCTGAGCCTGGTGTGGCGTTCGACGATCGCGATCTGGTTGGGCTTCCTCCAGCTAGCTACTGCGCTGGGGCTTCTGATTCTGATGTGCATGGTAGGTGTGGGCGCTTCGTATGTTTATGCTTGCGTCTACTCCTGGTGTGGCTTGCTACCTGCACCGGCTGGTGCAATCGCGTGGGCAAGGGCATTGTGGGGGCATTTGGCGGCTGGATTACCGGCTGTGATCTGGCCTGTGTTGAGTATCGTGCTCGACCGCCTCGCATTGCTGTGGAGGGTGCTGATCTACGGGCAAGCTGCGCTGGAGCAGCGTGTCCCTGCGATGCCAGCGGCGCAGCAGGCTGTCGCCCCATCGGGGCCTGGCGGCTTGCCAAGGCCGCCGAGTATGCAGGTAGCTTACCCGGCACCCCCGCACCAAAATTGAAGGATTATCGGCTCCTCGGGGCAGGCACAACCATGCGTTTCCAAGATGCTCAGTTGGTGTGCCTGGAGCGGCGCTGTATGACGTGGGGCGGATATAAATTCTCTCAAGACGTGTATGTATCGGCTGTGCTGGTTGGCCTTGCGGGCAACTATTATAGCCGAATGGAACACGTAAGGCAAGAGGACATATTCGCTTTCATGACGCGTCAGTATGGCGCCAACGTACCCGTGGGGACGGTGTGCAACATTTTCGAGGCTAGTGCCCAGTATTTTGTTGATCATCGTATGCGTGTTCACCAGACTGATCCATTGCGCGCGAGTCACCTGTCGGGACTCTTGCGCTATGCGATGGATTTTCTAGTAGGCCAGTGAGACGGTTGTGCCTGTGTGGCTACCGTGACCATGAGTTTGAGGTGGAGGTTAAGTTGAAGCCTCGCGCCTTAGTACGTCGAGTGAGTGACCACCAGCCTGTCAGGCCTGTGGTGCGGGCGGGCATGTTCGTCGTGCCAGCCTGTCCACCGCATCCTGACACCTGTGATGGCCCAACACTCATAAAGGGAGTAACCAAGCGGCTGTTGGCTAAATTGCCAGAATTGGATGGCAACATGTTCAGACGGCTGCGTGAGTATGTCCGCGTATGGCTTAGGTCAAACTGGCAGCCATTGGCACCAGAGAGTGATGTATCATTGGCGAAAGCCTTGATGAACAGTCATTTTTCGGCGTCGCGTAGGCAACAATTGGTGAAAGCAGCTGAATCTATTCCTTTTCTTGAGGCGGCCGATTATCGCACGCGCCGCCCCTTCGGTAAAGATGAAGCCTACCCCGGCTTTAAGGCGCCACGTATCATCAATGCTAATATTGATGCCGTGACGGCCGAATTTCTACCATACCTGAAGTTGGTTGAGGACTATGTATATGGTTCCAACCACTTCATCAAGCACATTGCGGTCAAGGACCGTTGGGTGTGGTTGAAGCAGCGATTTTGCCACCACGCTGAGTTGATAGGCACTGACTACTCAGCGTTTGATGGCACAGAAAGTGCGCGTCTAGATAGGGCGGTAGCATTTCAAGTGATAAGCTACCTATTACGTAACGTAAACGGAGGTAAAGCCGTCCTGTCACACATGCGTGTTGCTATGTTGGACACTCATCATTGTAAAGGCAAGCGTGTTGCGTTTGATGCACCGGATTGTCGCATGTCAGGGGACGTTTGGACGTCTCTGGCAAATGGAGTCAATAACCTTTTTGTCATGAAATTCCTCTGCCATGAACATGGCTGGGACTGTGATCCGGTTGTTGAAGGCGACGACGGGGCGTTGGAAGCACTGGGTGAGATACCGGACCAGACCGAATTTAATAGATTGGGTCTCAGTATCAAATTCAAACGCGCTGCCAACCTGGGTGAGTTGGGGTTTGTCTCAACATATTATGCTGTAGATGGTACTACCGTGCTTGAACCACTAAAGCATATAGCGCACTTTCCATGGTTGGGTCGCCAATATCTGAATTGTGGGATGAAGAAGGTGCGGGGGTTGATGCGAGCGAAGGCTCTCTCGTTCGCGTCACTCGCACCTTCGACCCCCATACTTTGGGCGTTGGTGAAACGGGTGTTGGCTGTGACTAGAGGGACTATGCCTGTGTCACAGACGGGGTGGTGGGAGACGGAGAAGTGGCACCTGGTAGATCGTGGTGCCGTACCAAGCCCGCCATCTGATGCCGCACGTGACCTAGTGTCGCGTTTGTTTGGCATCACACCCGAACAGCAGCGACGTGCAGAGGACACTATTGCACGTTGGCGGCCTTACCATGTCAATTCAGTTGAGCTCCCGTGGCCAGCTGAGTGGGTCGACTATTATGCTAGACATACGGTCGATCAGCGGGGTTGTCCCTTTTATGCGCCAAAACGTGAATCCGTGCTAATAACATAGTTAAACGCCTAGAGACTGCACGGCGCATTGTGTTAGGGATGATGCACAGTCCGGCCAGCCAGTGCCGAAGCACCGTGACAACTGGCAACGTGTCACAATCGACAACGATTCAATCCTCAGATGGCTGAGTTTGAACTCGCAGAACTGGCTCTTGGCTTCTCGCAGTCCGAATTGCGGGATAAGCTGATAGAGCTAGCCTTGGAGCATGGACCGAAACTGCTTCAAAAGGGCTGGGAGTGGATCTCCGGCAAATTGCGCGGGCCCGTTAATAAGTTGGCTAAGCCGGCTGTTACACGGGGTCGCGCACGTACTATCGCAGAGGGTGTGCTTCGGCGCATCCGTTCGCGGCAGCCTCGAGGGGCTGTGGGTGGGCTAATGGGCAACGCCCAGATGGGCAAATTGGGTAAGTCGCGCGCACCAACATATAAGATGCACCCAAGCGGTAAGTCGGTCGTGATCAACGGCTCGGACTATCTCATGCCGGTAACAACGGGCACCAACTCATATTTTGCTGGTGAACGTATTGCCGAAGTCGTGATTAGTCCGTCAGGCTTTGGTCGCAACAGGCTTGCCCTATTCGCAAATATGTATGAGAAATTTCAGTTCACCAAGATCTTGGTCACATACCATCCGGTGTGTGGCTCGGATACTGCCGGTGGCATAGCGGGCTATTATGATTGGGATCCTAAGGATGATGCTGGCAATGAAGGCAAGTACTCACCTGAAACTACCCTTTCAGAAGCCCGCGCGCGTCCGACGTTCAGACAGGCGCCCGTGTGGGGCGGCGGGTCAGAGCGTCTTGGCTTTGAGGCAACTGATCTTATCAAAGACAAGTTGTATTATTGTCAGGACCGTGACTCAGCTGCTTCGGACGAGCGCTTGACTATGCAAGGAAAATTCTACCTCATTGCCACGTCCGAATTGAAGGATAGCCTATCCTTTGGCCACCTTACGGTGGACTATGTGTGTACATTCACGAACCCGCAGTTGGAAGCAAACTCATTCTTTGTCAACACGGGTGAGTGGATTGGCGAAACCAGTTGCACAGCAACTGCCCCTTTGGGTACTGTTGTGAAGCGAGCTGACTGGTCGCATTGCGACTCAGAGGCCCTCACAGAATCAGGTGCGTCGTACATTGTTACGCCGCCTGGTCATTGGTGGATGTGGTCAAATATTACAGGCACAGTCGTGTCGGCACCTGTTATGACCAAGGTGGATGGTGATTTCACTATTCTTGAGACTGACAATGGTACAGTCTCCGGTGGTTCAGGCTACAATGTCACCATTTGGCAGCGTGGCTATTCAACCACAGGGTGCGTCATCGCTTTGACGCTCACCGCCACCACTGTCACCAAAACGCGTGTTATGGTTTCGCAATTGCCCGACGTAGAGTTGGGTAGCACAGAAGTCCCGTCGGCCGGAGCTTTGGTGAGGGCACATAAAGCTATTGCCCTACGTTCACGATGGACTTTGCCTCCCAAGATTTTGGACGAGACAAAGGCCACAGCCGACCTGTATGCCATGCGTGCTGGCGTGGCAAAGCAGGAACAGAAGGAGACAGAAGAGGAAGCACCTCCGGGTCCACATGCTGACCGGGATCAGCTTGTGGTTGTGCCACCGCCGGCGGCCGCTGTGGGCGGACGCAAGCGCTGACCAGACTTCTTCGGCTCGTTTAACAACTATCCCATAGTCGAATAAGCATAGGCGGATTAACCCCCCCCACTACCCCAAGAAGACCACTAAGGACGTTCGCCTGGTGGTTCACCGGAAGCTTAAACTACCGGTCGGCAGCCTGAATGGAGGAGTGAACTAGGGCCCCCTTATGCGTACCTGTGGAAGAGTAGTTGTAACTACGCCATGCCGGGCATCTAGCCCGATGGTTTGGTTCGGGCGGGCGTCAATTCGAGAAGAATTGTGCCCGCCGTCCCTTTTCTTACCGGACTCAATCCGGCGTTCCCGTCAAAACCCTAGCGTCTTAGGGAGGTGAATCGGTCA